GCGCTTCGCCGACGGGGAGGTGTGAAATGACCCCGCAACTCTCGCAGGCCATCGGCCATGCACAAGCCCTTGCCTACGAACTGCGCTTTATCAATGACGCCGTGCTGGCCGGACTGAACGACCTCGACAGGCAGTACACCCTGAGCACCTATGCACCGCTGCTGCGCAGCTACATCGCCACCTTGGGCGACATGCTGAACACCGTGGAGGCCGCCGCGCAAAACACATAAATCGCTGAAGCCCGATAACTAACCTGTAAATCTATCCACTGAAGGCCGGCAACTAGTCGGCCTTCATGCGTTGGCGGATAGTATGCGGCGCATCGTGGGGGGAACTGATGTCTTCATAACGAAAAAAAATTAGCGTAAAATCCCGATAACTTAAATCAGTAAAGCGCTTGCGTTATGACCAAAAACGACATCATCACCCTTATCACCCATAGCTTTTCGGAGTCTTTTTTCCACGATGTAGAAGACAAAATCAATGCCGGCTATGACACTGCCCACCGGCATTTTCAGCACGACTACGGCGCATCAGACCGGGGCGTACTCAGTGATCTGCGCCATTACCAGCTACGCTGCGCCATCCTCGATGCCGCCGCTGCCAATGGCGTCAGGGCGGGGCTGGAACATCATGCGAGAGGTGGCGGGAACTACCTTAAAATATACAGCGCCGACGACAAGGTCGTCATGACAGGATTCTGCCTCCCCAGCATACGGGGGCCTATCCGCGCCAGCAAATACCGGCAAGAACTGGCTATGCGGAATGACGGCCTTGTCCAGCCGTCCCTGCCGCTGCCGGGGATTACAGATGCACAGCAAAACTCTCCACTAGGGGCGGTTATCCTGGCTATCCATCCAGATAAGGGTGAAGACCAGGACGTGCCAGCGGCTATAATGCTGGCCATACCTTATGCAAACCTGCGCGGTTGGCATCTGTGCGAACCGCTGGAAACACTTTTTGCGGCCTATCATCAGGCAGCACACATAGAACAGCCGCAAGTAACGCTGGTGAAACTGCGGAAAAAATCGGCAAACGGGGGATAAACATGCGTGTCGGGGTCTGCGACTTTAACCAGGACCGCCTGAAAAGCGCCCGCTTGGGGCGTGGATTGACACAGACGGCATTGGCCGAACTGATCGGGCGCTCTACGGCGTCTTTAAGCAAATGGGAAAGCGGCGCACAAAAACCGGAGACAGAGGCCGTGCAGGCATTGTCACGGGAGCTGGGTTTTCCGCCTGACTGGTTTACCCGTACCCCGATGCCGGATGCGGCAGCATCACCGGCCTTTTTCCGCAGCATGGCCGGTGCGACCAAAGCAACCCGGGAACGCCTGAGCGGGCAACTCGCCTGGCTGCACGAAATCAGTATGCTGCTGCAAGAAGAAGTGGAACTGCCCGCCGTTAACGTCCCGCAAAGCAACAAACATTTTTTACAGCTCGGTGATAATGATATTGAGGCGATGGCGGAGCAAGTCCGCGCGGCATGGGGCTTGGGCGAAGGACCGGTAGCGCATGTCCTGCGCGCAATGGAAAGTGCAGGCATTGTCTGTGCCCGGATTAGCGCCGGTGACCGCAAGCTGGATGGCGTATCCATCTGGATTGCGGAACGTCCCTATGTTCTGATTACCGACGACAAGGACAATCCCTACCGTAACCGCTTTGATGCCGCGCACGAACTGGCACATCTGGTGCTACACCGGCATGTCACGCAGGATGAATTCAAATTGCACCTGAAACAAATCGAAGAGCAGGCTAACCGCTTTGCCGGTGCTTTTTTATTGCCGGCAAAAAACTTTGCCGCGACCGTGCATCTGCGCAGATTTGACCTGGATTCACTGGCCTTGTTGAAACAGCGCTGGAAAACCTCGGTAGCAGCGATGATTGTCAGGAGCAAACAACTGGATATCATCAGTGCCGAACGTGCCACCCGTTTATGGAAAAGTTATAGCGCCAGGGGCTGGCGGCGGGGTGAACCCGGCGACGACTCGGCCGTATTCGAGCAGCAGACGCTGCTGCCGGACAGCATCAAACTGCTTCTGCAGGAAGGCGTCTGCAGCAAAGAAGGGCTGGAAGAATGGCTGGGTTTCGCCCGTGCTGACATTGAAAGGCTGTGCGGACTGGAAGAAGGTTATTTATGCCCTGAACCCGCACCTCCTGCCGTCACGGTCAGACACCCACCTTATTTGCGCATCGTCAAATAAGGCGTCAACCCGCTGAAGGCCGGCAACTGACTGCCTTTACCTACGAACCGCACAATGCCCCCTGAACAAACAGGGGGCTTTTTCATGGCTGACAACATCAAACGCATCATCCTCCACTGCGCCGCCACGCCCAATGGCAAACGGCTCGGTAACGGGCGGCAAACCGCCGCGCAACGCATCGACGATATGCACGCACGGCGCGGCTTTGCCCGCCGCCCGTGGCATATCAACGCCTTTAACCCGCATCTCAAAGCCATCGGCTACCACTACATCATTGACACCGATGGCACGCTGGAGAGCGGCCGTGCCGAGGGCGAGACCGGTGCGCACGTCAAGGGTTACAACACCGGGTCCATCGGCATCTGCATGGTTGGCACCACCGCCTTTACCCGCGCGCAATGGGCGGCGCTCACGGAAATCGTGCGGGACTGCGCCCGCCGCTATCCCGACGCCATCATCTGCGGCCACCGCGACCTCTCGCCCGACCTGAACGGCGACGGCAAAATCACCGCGAACGAATGGATCAAACTCTGCCCCGGCTTTGACGTCGCCGAATGGCTGGAAGAAGGGATGCAGCTGCTGCCCGACCACACCGCAGAGGAGGTCGTATGAGCCCGCGCATCCTCGAACTCGTCACCAATGCCGACGGACGGCTCTCAACCACCGCGACGGTGCAGTTTTGCGGCTTTATCGTCCTTGCCGTCACCCTGCTTGTCAGCGTAGCCCTTGACCGCACGAGCGCCACCGACCTCTACGCCTGGTTTGCCGCCTACTGTGGCGGATTGACCGTGAGCAAGGGAGCGGTAACCGCCTACCGCGAGCGCAATAAAGGAGGCAATGATGACGCTTAACCTTATCCTCGCCGCTGCCGCCGTCTGCGGCCTGCTGCTCGGCCTCCTTAAGCTGCAGACGGCGCGCTTGCACCGCGCGCGGGCACAGCTTGCCGACTGCGAACAACGCCTTGCCGCCACCGCCGCGCAGCTCGCCGCCGTACGCGACCGCGCCGCTATTACCGCCGAGGTGCAGCATATGGATGATGCCGCCGTACAGGAGGGACTCGCCGATGACTACCGCGACTAAGCTCCTCCTCGCCCTGCTGCTGACCGGCTGCGCCAGCCGCGCGCCGGTCATCATTGACAGCGCCTGCGACCGTTTCGCCGTTATCTACCCCTCGCGGCAGGACACGATGGAGACGCAGCGGCAAATCCTCATTCACAATCGCGCCTGGCGTGCCGCCTGCATTGGCGGCAAGGTTGTGCCATGACGCAAGAACAGCTGTTTAACACCATCATCAGCCTGCTGATTGCCATCGGCTGGTACTGGGTGCGCGGCATTGACAAGAAGCAGGACGAAGACAAGCAGCGCATGGACAGTATTGAACGCCAGCTCAATACCGAGCTGCGCACCATCGGTGAGCATTACCAGCGCCGCGATGATGCCAAAGATCAGTTTAATCGCCTCTACGACCTCTTGAACGAGGTCAAGGGGCAAACACAACGGATTAACGACAAACTCGACAACAAGGCAGACAAAACATGAGCAACATCATCATGACCGACAAAAAACAGCAGGAGCCGACATTTGCCGACATGATGCTGATCCTGCGCGAAATCCGTGCGCAAAACGAGCGCCTGCTCACCCGTATTGACACCCTTGAGCGCTCACAGACGCGGCGCGCAGCCGTGGTTGGCTTTGCCGGTGGCATCCTCGGCGGCGGCATCGTCAACGTCGGCATTGCTCTGCTGCGCGGCAAATACGGGATGTAAAACATGGCGCACGATCAGGCGACAAAGGACAAACTGCGCAGGCTCTACGTCTTTGAGCGCCTCTCGCTGGAAATCGCGGCGGGACAGTGCGGTGTGTCCTTTGCCACCGCGCGCCGCTGGAAAGACAAGGCCGAAACCGCCGGTGACAATTGGGAAAAACTGCGCGCCGCACACACGATGGCCGGCAAAGACCTCGAAGACATCGCGCGGCAACTGCTCACCGACCTCGTCCTGCAATTCAAGGCAACGATGGACGCGCTGGCGCGTGAAGACATCCCGGCCAGTGAGCGGGTAACGCTCCTGACCTCGCTCTCCGACAGCTACAACAAGGCCATCAGCGCCAACAAAAAACTGCTGCCGGAAACCTCACGCCTCGCCGTGGCGCTGGAAGTGCTGGAAAAATTGGCCGACTGGCTGAAAACAAAACGCCCCGAACTGCTCGGCGCGTTTCTGGATGAACTCGAACCCTTCGGCGCCATGCTGGAAAAAGAACTGAAATAAACGTCCATCGTACGAAGTTAATACGCGCCGTTTAATGCTGCCAAAAAGTCTGTAAGGCGTGCGTAGGCCTGATGTGACAGCCCTCTTGCCTGTTCCAGCAAGGCTTCTTCACGGGGCGACAAAACATTTTCCCGGCGTAGTGGTGTCCCCCGTTCTTCCCCCGTCAACAGCCAGTGAATATCCGTGCCGAACGAAAATGCACAGGCAAGCAAAAACTCAGCGCTGGGCAGGCGTGCCCCGCTTTCATACAGTTGGATGGAAGAACGGCTGATATCGAACAACTGCGCCATCTTGTCGCGGGATATCCCTTCTTTGGCGCGGACTTGGACAATCCTTGCAGCAATCGCGGCGCGGTTGGTAGGGGTATTCTCAAACATAAATACAAAAAGAGTTGACAAACTTCAAAAGAAGTTCGAGAATTGACTACGAAAGGAGTTGATAAACTTCTTTCGTAGTCAATTTTACTACAAAAGGAACACTTATGCAAAAACGAACCCGTGCGGAAGCCAAGCAATGGTTCCGCGATCAAAACCTGACCGTATCCGACTGGGCGCGCGCCAACGGCTATAACAGCGTCGAGGTGTACCGCGTGCTCAACGGACAAAGCAAATGCCTCTATGGGCGCGGCAAAGAAATCGCCCGCAAGCTCGATATCGAACTGGCGGGCGACTGAAACGGGAATGGCAATTCCCGCTTTATCCACAATCTGAGACAAGGAAACAAATCATGAACAACGATTATCCTAGCACAAAACCCCAACTGACCGCTGCCGATTTTCACGGCAACGCCATCCGCCTGATCGAAAAAGACGGCGAACGCTGGCTTACCGCGCGTGACCTTGGCCTCTGCCTCGGCTACAACGAAGCCAATAGCAAAGACGGCATCATCAAGCTCTATAACCGCCATCTCGATGAATTTACAGATAAAGATTCAGTTACGGTCAAATTGACCGCAACTGACGGGAAGGCTTATGACACCCGCATTTTCTCACCGGGCGGCTGCTTCCTGCTCTCCTTCTTCGCCAACACCCACCGCGCCAAAGAATTTCGCGCCTGGGCAAAAGAGGTACTGGTGCGCGTCAATAATCATGAAGCCGAACTCGCTGCCCTGCGCGCGGAAAACCGCCGCCTGTACTGGCTGGTGGACGAATTGCAGGACGCATACACCAAGACGCATGGCGACGCCCTGAAACTGCTGCGCTACCGCCGCCTCGGTCTCAGCAGCCGCGAATGCGCGCAGCTGCTCGGCTGCTCCGTGCGCAGCATCAGCCGCCGCCTCGCCCGCCTCAAACAGCTCGGCTTCGGTGAGCAGCAGGCGCTACCGCTCGCCGCCCCACAGGGCAGCCGCCTGCGCTTCGCCGACGGGGAGGTGTGACATGACCCCGCAACTCTCGCAGGCCATCAGCCGCGCCCAGACGCTCGCCTACGAACTGCGCTTTATCAACGACGCGGTCACGGGTGCCCTCAACGAAATCGACACCCAATACACTCTCAGCGCCTATACCCCGGTCATCCGCCACTATCTGGCGCAGCTTGCCGCCGCACTGGATGCAGCGGAAATGGAGGCGGAAGCATCCTAACCCGCTGACATCCGCCAACTACGGCGCGGCGTGCGCGCTGCCTAGAATGACCCCTCAATCCTGAGGGGTCTTTTTGTATGAAAAAAGCCGAATTTTTTGAAAACCTCGCCGCGCTGTCGGCGTCGTTGCGTGCCAACATCGAGGCGCACTACGCGGGCTGGGACGACAGCGCCAAGGCGGTAGCGGCGCGGCGCAAGCTGGTCTTCGACCCGCGCGCAGGCTTTGATTACTTCGTGTCGCACTACTTTCCCCATTACACGCGCCATCCGGAAAAATCCGACCTGCACCGCTACCTCTTTGACCGTCTGCCGCGCATCCTCACCAGCCCAAAAAGCGAGCTGGACGCCATCGCCGCGCCGCGTGGTGAGGCCAAATCCACCCTTGTCACCCAGCTTTTTACTTTGTACTGCATCGTTACGGGGCAAAAGCATTACGCGGTGCTGATTATGGAGAGTATTGACCAAGCCTATCCGATGCTCGAAGCCATCAAGGTCGAATTGGAGGCCAATCCACGCCTACGCATTGATTTCCCGGAGGCGGCGGGCAAGGGGCGGGTATGGCAGGCGGGCACGGTAGTCACCGCCAACAACATCAAAATCACCATTGCCGGCAGCGGCAAAAAACTGCGCGGTCTGCGCCACGGCGCACACCGTCCCGACCTGGTCATCCTGGACGACTTGGAGAACGATGAGCAAGTACGCAGCGCCGAGCAGCGCGACAAGCTGCACAGCTGGCTGACCAAGACCGTGCTGCCGCTGGGCGCCGCCGGTGAAAAGCTGGACGTGGTCTATATCGGCACCATCCTGCACTACGACAGTGTGCTGGCGCGCACTCTCAACAACAAGGCGTGGACGACGGCGCGCTTTAAAGCATTGCTCAAACCACCGAGCGACATGGTGCTATGGGACCAATGGGAGAGCCTCTATCTCGGCAGCGGCGAGGCCGCCGCTGATTGTTTTTATTACGAGCACCGCACCGCGATGGACGCTGGCGCGGTGGTGAGCTGGGCGGCGCGGCCCCTCCTTGCCCTGATGAAAATCCGCGCCCGCGACGGGCATGCCACCTTCGACAGTGAATACCAAAACGACCCGGTCAGCGGTGAAGATGCGCCCTTTTCCCATGTCATCCAGTACTGGGGCGAGCTGCCGCGCGATCTCGTCTATTTCGGCGCGGTGGACCCCTCTTTGGGCAGGGCGGGTGCAGCGCGCGACCCGTCCGCCATCCTCGTTGGCGGCTACGAGCGCCAGAGCGGCACGCTCTACGTTGTCGAGGCGCAAATCAAAAAACGCCTGCCCGACCGCATCATCAGCGATGTCATTGCCCTGCATCAGCGCTACCGCTGCCTGGTGTGGTTTGTCGAGGCCGTACAGTTTCAAGAGTTTCTCCGCACCGAGCTGGTGCGCCGCAGCGCGGCGCAGGGCATCCCCGTTCCCGCGCGCGCCGTCAGTCCGCACAGCGACAAGATGCTGAGGATTGAGTCCTTGCAACCGCATATGGCGAACGGTCTGATCAAGCTGCACAGCGAGCAGGCGACGCTCATCAGCCAGCTGCGGCATTTCCCGAAAGCCGACCACGACGACGGCCCCGATGCCCTGCATATGCTGTGGGCGGGGGCAGTAGCCAGTGGCGCGGGGCGGGAAACCCAGGCCATTGACATCCCCGAACCCACCTTGTGAGGCTCCATGCTAAACCTGTTTAAACGGCAGAAAATCGACATTAAAACGCTGATAACCGATACCGGATTGGCGCTAAACCAGTTTGCCGATAACAGCACGGCGGAAACCATGCTGTCGGAACTGGGCATCACCCGTAGCGAGCTGCTCAAGGTCACTGCGCTGGATGACGAGTTTGAATCCTGCCGCGAAGATATCCGCAGTGCCGTACTGGCGCGCGGCTGGCGCATCTGGGGCGATGGCATGGATGAAGACACCATCAACCGCCTCTATAAAATGCTGCGCCCCCTCCTGCCGTCGTTGGCAGAAATCGCCATCAATGCCCGCCTGGGCGGCTATGCCGTCGGCGAATACCTCTATGCCCGTGCGGCCGACGGCCGCTGGCTGGTGGTCAAGGTACTGGATAAACAGGGCGAGCTGGACAGCTACGAACCGCAGCGCGACGGCACCCTGCTTTATCGCGGCAGCGACGAAATGCTGCTCGACCTGGACGTCAAATACCTGCTCTTGGCCAGCCGTACCACCGGCAGCAACCCGAAAGGCGACATGCTCGCCCTGCGCGCCTACCCCGCCGTGCAACTGCGCAAGAAAGGGCTGCCCTACGCCCTGCAATTTATCCGCCGCTACGCGCAGCCCTACGTCATCGGCAAGCGTGCTGGTGTTGGCGCCTCCATGCAGGACTTTGTCGACAAGCTCTATGCTTTTTTGAACGGCGGCGCGATTGCCGTCGGCAACGAAGACGACGTCAGCATCCTCAAAATGGACAGCGACGGTCAGGCGTTTGCCCGCATCGAAAAACTCGCCAACGCGCGCATTCAGAAGCTGCTACTGGGGCGGGTGAAAACCTCGGAACTTGATAGCAGCTCGCGTGCCGCGCAGGAAACCGATGATGACGCGCGGCAGAACCGCATCAGCGCCTACCTTGAACTGCTGGAAAGTGCCTGCCAACACCTGCTGAACGCGGTGCTCGCGGCTAACGCCCGCTACGGCATTGCCATCCCCGCCCCGCAAGGGGTGTGGTTCGAATTTGAGAAAACGGCAGAAATCAGCATTGAGCGCGCCGAACGCGACGAAAAATACCTCTCCACCGGTCAGGTGCGCTTTACCAAAAAATACTACACCGACATCCTCGGCTACGAAGACGACCACATTGAGCTGGCGGGACAGACGCCCGCCACACCAGCGTCGCTGCACCTGTCGCAGGACGCGGGGAACAGCTACGGTCACACGGCGGGTAGCGACGACCTTGCCCACGACAGACGCATCCTGGCACCGAAAATAAACGCCATCCTGAGCGTGCTCGAACAGGCTGATGACTACGCGGCCTTTGAAAAAGCACTGGCGGGGCTGATACTGCCCGACGGTGGTATGGTGGATGACCTCGCCCGCAAAATGCAGGCCGCCCGCGTCGCAGGAGAAAATGGAGCGCCAACATGGCCGGCGTAACCCCCCATCCCACCCGCCTGCCGAACCGCGAAGCGCAGTCGCATTTTGACCGCAAGGTGCTGCACCCTACCTTCGCCTGGCAGGACAGCACCGCCGAAGAACATGCCATCGCCTTTACCGTGGCAAAAATGATGGACGAAGACATGCTGGCCGAAACCCAAAAAGCCTTGCAGGACGCGCTCGCCCAGGGTACCGACTTCGCCACCTTCAAGGCGCGGCTGAAGCCCTACCTGATGGCGCGCGGCTGGTGGGGCAAGCAGCTGATGGGTGATCCGCAAGACGGCGAAATCAAACTGGTGCAGCTGGGCTCGACCCGCCGCCTGCGCACTATCTACCATACCAACCTGCACAGCGCCTACGCTGCCGGGCAATGGGCACGCATTGAGCGCAACAAAAAAGCCTTTCCCTACCTCAAATACATCCCCTCGGACGCCGCCTTCCCGCGCGAAGAGCACCGCCGCTTTTACGGCATGATCCTGCCGGTGGATGACCCTTTCTGGCAGACACATATGCCGCCCAACGGCTGGGGCTGCCGCTGCAACGTGCGCGCCCTGACCAGGGCGCAGGCGGAAAAAGAAGGCATCTCCCCCTCGCCGCAACTCGAAGACGTCGAACACATCAACACCCGCACCGGCGAAGTCGAACACTACCCGGAGGGCGTCGACCCGTCCTTTGCCCACAACCCCGGTGACCGTCTCGGTGCGCTCTTGCAACTGGCAGAAGAAAAACACGGCGCACCGTTTGCGGAAAAACTGCTGGAAGAACTCGCCGGACTGCATATGCAGCGGGCTGTGGCGCTGCCGTTGGAAACCGCCAGCCGCATCGTCAGCCGCGCCATGGCAAACGAAAGTTTCCGCGAGCTGGTCAAGGCACCATTCAACCGCCTGCTGGATACCCTGATCGCGGGTGGGCATGCGCCACGCACCCTGCTCAACATCGGCGTTATCCCGCCGGACATCCTGCAAGCCATGCGGCGCGAGAACCTGCCCCTGCCGCAAACCTCCGTCATCGCCGTTACCGAAGAGCGCCTGAAACACGCGGCGGGGGACAAAGGCGGCAAAAAAGCGGGCAAGAAAGCGCTCGGTTACGAAGACCTGCGCACCCTGCCCGACATCCTGCGCGAGCCGTATGCCGTCTATGCCGCTCCGGCAGACGGCAAGGGGAAAGACGCCTTGGTGTTCGTTTACCGGGGCGCGGAAGACGCGGAAAAATACATCGTGACCATTGATTACAAAGCGCAGGCATTGCGCCCCGGGGCGCAGAACAGCAAAGATTGGGAAACGGTCGTTGCCAACGTGTTCAACACGGCGGCCAAATCAGGACGGCATCAATGGACGGAATTTGGGAAATTGCGACCGCTGTACGAAGCAGAAAAAGCGTGGTGGCGGTAAAAAAGCCGCAGCGCCTAGCCGATTCGAACGGCATCAAATTGCATATCGCGCGGATAGTGGCAACCACCTTTACCAGCAGGAACTCGGCGCTGCGGATTAGGGGAAACCTAGCGCGGTGCATCAAGAAAGTCAAGCCTCCTTGCTTGCGCCGCTTATTTGTGCATAATGAAGGGCGAGGCGTCGAAAACCTCGTAACTAGCGGTCTCCCGCATCCGACATTGTGGTTTTTTTATGCCCGCACGGGCGACCCCGCTATGCCGGGGGGGCAGAGAATACAATACCCGCAAGGGGAATCATCTCGGCTGACTAGTTACAGCTTTCGAACGCCCCGGCACCCTATCAATAGGGATTCTTCGAAAAAATTAACTAGGAGTCAGTCATGACCAACTACAAAGAACCGCTGGTTCGCCTCTCCGGTAACCGCC